TCGCTATACCCAGAATTGATTACAAATGATGGTTAATATTATGAATGAAGATAAAGATAGATTAGTAATTATACCATACATATCTGATCATGGTAAAATAATTATGCAATCTCAAATGAATCATAAACTTATGCAATTAGATGCAAACTTTTTAGCAAACGATAATATGAATGAGTGTATGAATTTAGAAGAAAATGGATTAGCATTTACAGGTGCAGTCAATAGACAGATTGTTGCATCAGCTGGTATCAAAAGAATATGGGGTAATGTTGGAGAAGGTTGGGTTCTTGCAACTTATGATATTTGGAATCACCCTATTACTATTGCTCGTGCAATTAAAAAGAATTTTGAAGAGTTAGCAAAAGCTCATAACTTTAAAAGAATACAAACTGCTGTAAGAGCAGACTTTGGTATTGGTATTAGATTTGCTAAATGGATGGGATTAAGTAATGAAGGATTAATGAGGAACTATGGTTTTGATGGTTCTGATCATTATAGATTTGCGAGGATTTTCTAATGGCACCAGCAGTACCATATTTAATTGTAGGTGGCTTAGGTGCTATGCAATACCAACAGCAAGGTGCTGCAGGTAAATACAATCAAGCCATTCAAAATAGAAATGCAGAAATAGCTACACAAGAAGCAGCACAGATTGAAAAACAATTAGAATTTGATATATCAAGATTTAATGAAAAGTTTGATCAATTACAGGGACAAACTACAACAAGAATTGCAAAGACTGGTGCTGATTTTTCTGGAACAGGATTAAGAATATTAAGAGCTAATGCACAACAGGCAGAAGTTGAAAGAAATATTATGGAATATAATGCTAAGATTGGTCAAGCAAGAAAATTTGAAGAAGCTAATTTTTTTAGAATACAGGGACAAGTTGCTAGACAAACAGCAAGAACAGCTCAAATGAGTACAATCATGAGTACAGGAACAAGTTTACTTGGAATGTCAGGATATGGTGGTGGAACAAAATCAACTAATCTTACATCAACAGAAGGATCATTCTAGTGCCAAAAATACCTACATTTGAATCACAAACAAGACCAACAGCAGAAGTTGGTGGAATTAAAACTTCTTTTCAAGTTCCTGTTACTAACGATATATTTACTAAAGCACAATCTGCAGTAGCTAATTATTATATTAAAGAAAAAGAAGAAGAAGCTAAAATTAAATCGTTAGATTATGAAAATAAATTACTTCCAAAATTATATGATGCTTATGATAAACATTCTAAAAATCCATTTCCTAGTGAAGCGTCATCTTCTTTTTTAAAAGAAGGAAAAGAAATAATGCAATCTATTGTTGATAATGAATTAGCTGGAGAAAATAATTTTGTTAAAAAAAGATTTTTAGCTAAAGGTAATGCTTCTCTTTCAACTATTAATTTAGCAACATTACAAAAATCAAGATTACTAATGGAAGACGAAAAGAAAAAAGTTTTAAATGATGCAAAATCTGGTATTTTTACAGAACTTGCTATGGGTGCTATAGATATTCCATTTGCTCAACAAAAAGTTGCAGATTTAGTTAATAGTAACATTTCTGATCCAGATCCAACTGTAAGTGTAAATAAAAAGAAATTTGAATTAGATTCAATGTATAAAGCTATAGATACATTAGCTATGCAAAAAGACTCACATAGCGATAGTACTTTTTTAGATAGATTAAAGAAAGATCCAAATTTATATTCAAGAGTTGATTTGGATGACAGAATAAAATTTATTTCTTATGCTCAAGCAAGACAAGAAAAAGCAGAAGGAGAATTTGCACAGGCAAGTGGAAAATCAATAATAGCTGAATCAAAGTTTGATGAAGGAGCAGACACAGCTGCTGTATTAGCACCAGTTATTAATTCAAGATTTACCAATCCTCAAGTAAGAGAAAAAGTTACAGATGCTGTAAACAAAGAGTTAATAAATAGATCACAAATTTTTAGAGAAAAAGGTGCTGCTGAATATTATTTAAATTCATTTCCATCACTTAAACAAGAATATGCATCAGCAATACAAGATCCTAATAAATTTCTTATATATAAACAATCTATGGATAGAATATATTTAGAAAAACAAGTACCAGAACAATATAGAACCTATGTTCCAAATAATAAAGTAGTTGAAATTGTTGATACAATAAAAGGAAGTAAAAACGCAGATCAAACTCTTAAAATAGTTCAAAATTTAAATCAAACTTATGGAATGGAAATAATGCCTAGCTTATTTAAACAACTTAATAAAGCTGGCTTAGAAACAAACTTTCAGGTTGCTATGACTACAAATAGTTTATCTCTACAAAAAGATATATTTGCTTCAGCATCAAACAAAGATCTAGAAGAACAAGCTAAAAAAAAATTATCAACCAATGCTCTTAAAGCAATGGAGAATAATATTTTTGAAAAAACAAAAGAATATAGAGAAGTTATATTAAACCAAAAAAGTGGTGCAGAAGGAAAAACAGAATATTTGCTTTCATTTGAAAAAACACTTTATAACGCAGCTTTAAATAGAGTTGTTAATAGTAACTTTCAAATTTCTCCTGAAAAAGCTGTTAAAAGTGTTACAGATGAATGGAAGGCTGATTATGATACAACTCAAAGAACTTACTTTATTCCTAAAGATGTTAACGGAGTTCCTGTTAGCATACCAGGTGTAAAAGACAAAGCTGACGCAGTTTTACTTGCTGTTGAAAAAACAGATTATTTAGAAAAAATGCATGGCAAAGATGGTTTTGCTCATTATGCTGATGAAAAATTTAAAAATAATCTTCCTGAAAATTTAAAGCTGTCAACACCAGAACAATTCAATGCTTATGTAAAAGAAAAAATGATTTCCTATATGAAGAAACAATCTAAATGGTTATTAAATAATGATTCAACTGGTATTGTTTTACATGTTGAATTAAACAACGGAACAATTCCTATAATAAATAAAAATGGAGAAAAAATAGAATTTCTTTTTGCAGATATGCCTAATAAAAAAAATAAAATCAAAAGTACAGATATGGTTCTACCAGTAACTGGAAATCCATTGCCACCATTAATTCAAGACTCAGGATTACTTCAAGAAACAACTTATAGTAATCAATAACAATGCTAAGCATTAGTTTACAACAATTTGAACCAACTAAAGACGAAATAGGTTCTGCGTTAGCAAATCTTAAAACAGGATATTTTGAAGCTCAAGGTGCAAACATAGCAACTTCTTGGGATTTTAATCCAACATCATCTCTATTCAGATTAGCAGATAAAGAGTCTGCTTATATGGAGAGTAATGTTTATTTAAACAAAGACGAATTAAATAAACAATATGCTGGTATGGGATTATATTTTGAACAAGATACAAGAGAAGGCGTTGTTGATTATTTAGTTAAAAGAAAAGAAATTGAACAACAAAGATCATCTGTTATGGCTCGTGGACCAGAACATGGTTATGGAACTTTTTTCCTTGCTAGTATGGCTACTAATTTTTTAGATCCAATAAATATAGGATCTGCATTTGTTCCTGTTGTTGGACAAGCAAGATTTGCAAATATGGTTGCAAGATCAGGAAAAAATGTAGCTAGATTACAAAGAGGATTTGTTGAGGGTTTAGTTGGTAACGCTATGGTTGAGCCAATTGTTTATGGTGTAGCAAAATCAGAACAAGCTGATTATGATAAGTATGATGCTTTTTTAAATGTCGCAGCTGGCGGAGTTCTTGGTTCTACTCTTCATGTCGGATTTGGAAAAATAGGTGATATTGTTGCAGAGAAAACTGGAAAGCCAAATATATATCAAAGATTAGCTGCTGTCTCTCCTGAGAATCAACAGGATTTATTAAGATATTCAATCGGCAAAGCAGTAAAAGGTGAAGCTATTGATACTGCAGACGTTGTTACTAATAAGACTGTTGTTGGTGATGAACAATTAAATAGAATATCAAATCAAATAAATGAATTTAAAACATTATACCAACAAGCAGTTGATAAACAGGATTATAACTCTGCAAAAGTTTATTTACAAAATATAAGAAATTTACAAAAAACAGAAAGAGATATATTTGAAGTTAAGAAACAAAAAAATGATTTAGCTATTGAACAAGGAAAAATAGATTCTGCTGCTACTCAAGCAAATCCATTATCTCCTGAATCAAATATAGTATTAAGAGAAAAACAAACTTCAGAACTTGTTACTGAAGCAGAAAATTTAGTTCAAAGAACTAAACTTCAACAAAAACAATTAAATCTTAAAGATGAGCTTTTATTAGAAAAGTTTGCAGAAGATAACAAAACAATTAAAGAAATTGATGACACATTAAACAATAGTGTAACTATAAAAGATTCACTTAATGCAGGAATTAATTGCGTGATAAGGAGCATCAGTGGCTAAAAAACCAACCATAAAAACTTTTGATAAATGTTTTCAAGAAATGAAAAGATTATCAGGAAATTCTTTGTCTGATGAAAAAATCAATGAATTTTTAGATGAAATTAAAATTAAAATTAATGAAGATAAGTTTAGAAATGGTGAAGAACAAACTAGAAAAATATTAGAAAAAGAAGTTTACGATAATTTTGAATACCAACAAGCATTAAATAAAAAAAATTTAGCAGAACAAAACATTCGTGTATTAGATAGGTATCAAAAAATAATGGATGCTATTGAGCTTTCTGGTGGAAAAATTGATCCAGTAAAAGGTGTTGAGGCTATGTTAGTTGGAATACAAGAGTTTTCAAATATAACAAGAGATTCAATAGGCTCAAGACAAAAAGCAATAGCAGAGGTTGAAAAAACTAAATTATTTAATGCAATTGATAAAATATCAAAAAATAGTTGGCAAGATTTTAGTTCAGGAAAAATTGATTTAGAAATTAAAAAAGAAATGCTTGGTATTAATACAGGAATAAAAGAAGCTAAAGAAATTGCTAATGTTTTAAAAACTTCACAAGAAAATCTAAGATTAACATTAAATGATCTTGGAGCTAATATTCAAAAGTTAGATGATTGGATAACAAGAACAGTACATAATACAGAGAAAATGGCTAATGCAAGTAAAGGATCTAGACTTATTGAAGAAAATAGAAATGCTTGGGTAGATTATATTAGAGAAAGACTTGATATAAAAAGAACATTCCCTGGAATAACAGATGCATTAAAAATTAATGAAATATTAAAAGATATATATAATTCACTTTTATCAGGAGATCATTTGAAACATGGTGGAGCAATTAGTATTTATGGAACTAAAAATGTAGCTAATCGTTTAAATGCATCAAGAGTTTTACATTTTAAAGATGCAACTGCTAGACATGAATATGATATAGCATTTGGTGAACCTTCTTTAAGAGATAGCGTTTTATCTGTTATAGAAAATTCTGCTAGACATATTCCTTTGATTGAATTTTTAGGAACTAACCCTGAAAATGGATTAGAAAAACTATTATCTTTATTAAGAAAAAAATACAAAGATACAAATCCACAATACATAAGAGATTTAAATATTTCAAATTTTAGAAATCAATTTGCTGAATTAGATGGAAGCGTAAATATAGTTGGTAATGCAACTCTTGCTAAAGTTGGAATGGTTGTAAGAGGATTTCAAAGAATTGGTAAACTTGGATTTACTCCAATATCATCACTTTCAGACATAGCTTTTTATATGAGTGCTACTAATTTTCAAGGAAGAGGATTGTTAACTGGAGTGTATGAGGTTTTAAATGGTTTATTTAAATCACAAGATAAAGAGGCTATGGAAGTTCTTCAAATAATGAGCAACAGCGTTATGAACTCTAATCTAAATGCATATTCTCAAACTGATTCATTTGGAAAATTTGGTAAAATGGAAAATTCTTTTTTTAAATGGATTGGATTAAACAAATGGGTTTCTAATTTAAAATCTTCAATGGCTGTTGGATTGGCTCGTCATTATGGAATGTTAGCAGATACAGCATTTGGATCTTTAGAAGTTAGAGAAAGAAATCTTTTAAAACTTTATGGTATTGATGAAGGTAAATGGAATTTACTAAGATCTATAAAAACTTTAGATGTTGGAGAAAAAAGATATTTAACAGCAGAAGGTGTAAAAGAACTTTCTGATGATGTTATTAAAAAATATGTAGGCAAAGATATTAGCGATAGAGAAATAAGAAATTTTAAAAGAGATTTAGAAATTACATGGAGAAATGTTTTAGTAGATCAATCAATAAAAGCATCACCAGAACCTGATGCTGCGGTTAGAGCATTTATGAATCAAGGTTTAGAAAAAGGAACTGCAGGTGGAGAAGGTATAAGATTTATGGGACAGTTTAAATCATTTGGAATAACTATTTGGAAAAATATTATTCAAAGAGAAATGAAAGGCTATGGTCCAGATGATAGTAAGTATGCTCACATAACAGGATTAACATCTTTAATAGTTACAGGTACAATAATGGGTTATATAGCAATGTCATTAAAAGATATGTTAAGAGGAAGATCACCTAGAGATCCTACTAAAGAATCAACTATTTTAGAAGCGTTAGCACAAAGTGGTAGTCTTAGTATTTATGGAGACTTTATACTTGGTCAACTTCAGAATCAATATGGAAGCACTTTCTTTGAAGCACTTGCTGGACCAGCTGCTAGCGATGTATCTAAAATACTTGGATTAATTTTTAATCCAAAAGAACCAGAAAAAATGGGTAAAAAATTACTTGAATTAGTAGAAGGTAATGCTCCAATAATAAACATGTGGTACACTAGAGCTGCTTACGACTATCTTATTGGTTATAACATTAAAGAATTTTTAGATCCTGGTTTCTTTGAAAGAATGCGTACAAAGCATGAAGAGAATCGTGGTCAAAGTTATTTTTTAAAACCTCTATAGACACAAACAATAAAATATAATAAAGGAACTTTATGACAATATCTTCAACTACAGTTAGAAACAGTTATAGTGGTGATAACTCTACAACTACCTTTTCTTACACATTCAAGATATTCGCAGATTCAGATATTCAAGTCATCATTCG